GACAGAGTTCTTACAATAGTGCCAGAAGAACCTCTTCTACTTGGGTCAGCAACCATAATGGTTCCACCACCTGGAACCCAAATATTCCTTACCCAAAAATCAGATTTAGGAGTGAGTTCTACACTACCATTATAAAGAACGACGTTAAAGGGGTTTACGTTTTCTACTTTAGTAGCATGTGGTTGACTAAGATATTCCTTTTCATTATATTTTAAAGTTACTAATTTTCCAGTTTTTTGGACATTAGAATCCAAAAGATTGAAGTTAACCGAAAGATCAATTTCATTATCTGGTACACTGGTTTCAGATGCAAGGAGACCAGTGAGAGTAGTAGCATCACGGAAAGGTCTCAAAACACCATCTTCAGGAAGCATTACAGATCTTGGATCAATAAAATCACCATTCCTAAAGTTGTCAACAAAGAATCCAGACTTAAATCTAGAAAGTCCTGTTGCGTCTTGAACCTGAAGAGATTGAGTCTCAAGTTCTAGGAGATTAAGTGAAGTTAACTCTTCGAGAGTCTCAATTCTGTCCTCAAGTCTTCCAATATCACGCATTGTATATCTTCTGTTATCTACACTTGTGATAGTAACAGTATTGACATCATACAGATATGCGGGAATTTCAAGTGTTGCCAGAAGCATTACGTCACCAACTTTCTCAGGTGCCTTTGGAGATCTATCGGCAACACCCTCAACATAAACAAAGTTACCAAGTTTGTCAAGATACAATCTATCAATTCTTGGTGCGTAGAAAGTATATCCAATGATAGAACTTTCATTTGCTGCTAGCAGCAGTTTTGGTTGACTTGTAAATGTTCTAGATTTAAAGTCAAATGGTGATGCTGTTGCAGTAGATGGATCAAAAACATCAACTCTAGGTCTGAAGTCTAAAGTATCAGATGCTCTCTGCATGTTATTGCCAATGAATGGAATATCTTTGGCAAATCTTGCGGCATCATAACTGTCTACAGTAAAGATGTCACCTTCATCATTGGATGGAACGGTGTAATGGTCATACACAACATACAGTTTTCTGTTTGGTTCTGCATATCCATCATTTCTAACCAAACGTGCATAATCATAATATTGATTCTTCTGACCTTTGTCTAAAGTGAATCTAGACGTAACATCGGTATATCTTCCTGGTGTGATGGATTGAATTTGACCAATAACGTTAGATTCTTGGAATAGAACATTCTCCTGAGGAGCAAATTTATTCTCATTCAGGTAAACAAATGTAATTTGGTTAGCAGCTTTTGTTACTGCTTTTGCAACAGCACCAGATGTGCTTCCTACTAAATTCTCACCCAGAATAACACTGTCATTAATGTCGGCATTAGTAAAGAAAGTTAGTGTGTCAAGTGTTACTGAATTTTGATCGATAGATTGATAAACTGCAAATACGTTTGCAACATCTGGATAGTTAAGGCAAATTTCCTTATCTTGAACTCTTAATCCATAATAAGGACTCTTAGACAGTCCATCATTAATGCTATTGTTTCCGTTAGTTCCAGAGTTACTATACTTAGATCTTGTTACTTCTAAAGTTCTTACTCTGTTATAAACTTTTTGTTTGTTTTGAACAGAATTTTTTCTAACTGTTGCTGTAACAACAACATTAGACTGACTTGCTCTAAGACCTTTAAAAGTAACCACATTAGAAGAAATGGTTACCTGATCGTCCCTCAGTGGTTCAATAATACCATCACTATAAATGATGGAATATCTTTCTTCATCAAATGCCTCAAAGAAAATATCTGTCAGTCCCGTAATATCAGACGCAGATAATGTCAATACACCACTAGAGTTTGTTGTTTTACCAGTTGCTTGAACAACTGCCTTAACATCAGATCCAGTAAAATCTACTGTGGCAATATTCCCATCATCTAGTTTTGCATACAGATATCCTTCTTCTTCATTTCTAATCTTAGCTCTTCCTCTAGTGAACTGCACTGTAGTTGCAGTGCTTGGCAGTTCACCATTACATACACCATCAACACTAGTAAGAGCAGCCAGAGTCATTACAAGACCATCTGCCGTGACAGAACTTACTCTATTGAAGGTTGCTGTAGAAAAACCAGGTCTTTGATATTTTACGATATCACCGACTTTAAAGTTAATGAAATTATTTCCAGGAGAAGTCGTTATACCTGCATTGTTAATAGTAATGGTATCGGCAACACTAAATCCATTAGGAACAACAAAATCTAAACTGGTATCTGCTCTAAAGTCTGTGCTATATCCAGATAAAGCACTGCTGTCTTGGAACACCATCTTAACGTCACCAGCACCATACTGCTTAACATTGTTGACAGTTCTTGGTGTGGTAGAGATGCCATTAATACTTACAGATTCACCTTGAATAAAAGATCCAGCAGTTTGTCTCAAATAAACTTGAGACGATCCAGATCCAACTGTTGTAGCATATCCTGTCGCACCACTGCTCAAACCTCTGATAAAAGCAGTATCTGGCAATTCACCAGCACTAACCGTAGAGTTAAGTTCAAGTCTAGTGTATGTTTGAATATCATATAAGTAGCAATCATAAATTGTAGAATTTGTGAGTGCAATACTTACTTGAGACTCTGGTTTTACACTGTAAACTCTTGCTTCACCGATTTGAGTTCCAGCAGGTGTTCCACTATTAGTTTTTCTTTGATCATAAAGTTGTACAGCATCTTTAAACTTGGGAATACCACTTACATGATTCAATTTGACGAGATTACCCATCTCGAAATCAACAGAAGAAGCTGGAACTTCTTTGGTTTGTCTAGTCTTGTTTACATCAAGAATGGTGGTTCCATTCTTCTCTACGTCATATCCTTTGACATAAGCAACACCAGGACCAATCTTAAGGCAAGCTAAGTCATCAGTTGGTCTGTTACCCTGAGATGTTGATTGATTTGAGAAATATAATCCATCATTACCGAGTCTATCGTTAAGGGAGTTAAAGATAGAATATTCAAAATCTTCTACAGAATAATCACCAGATTCATCATATGTTCTCTTTGCAAGATAATCACGGATGATGCTGTACTCTGTGCTCTTAACAATCTTTCTGATTTGACCATTTTCTACTCTGAGCAACTCAATAAAGTTGACATCAGTTGTATCGGCAATCGTTTTCTTACCAAGTACAAGTCGAATCTTTAGTCTATCGGCACCAGGTGCAGTATAGTTAGAGAACCCTTTTGCATTGTCATACAAAGAGGAGTCATCTTTTGCCGTAGCAATAGTTTCAGAAATAACTAATCCAACTCTATAAGATGGTTGGTTAGCATATTGATCAAGAAGGATAGTTTGTTTAGCTACGGTTACAAAAGTTCCTCTGAGGAACATAATACCCGCACCAATGTGGGCAGCAGATGCAATCGAGTTTGCATTTTCAGCAATACAGGTTGCAAAAGTATTTCCAGCAGGAATAGTGGTGTTGCCGTAATCTACTGCTTCTAAAGTTTCTAAATTTTCACCATCAGTGAAAGATGCAAATGTATTAGTGTTTCCAGAATCAATGAACTTTACATAAAGTGTTACGTTATTTCTTTCAGAGAGTGTTTGAGAAAGAACGTATTGAACTTGAGCAGTAACACCAGACTCTTGTCCAATAATTCTTTTCCCAACAAAATTATCAATGTATACACTTACGTCAGTACCTAAGTGTGTTGCATTAATCTCAACAGCATAATATTGATCGTCATATACAATGTTTCCAGGAACTACAATAGATCCTTCCTTAAAAATATGACTACCAAAACTCTCAAGTTGATTTTGTAAAATCGACTGAAGAGTTGTTAGTTCTCTAGCCTGGATTGGAAATCCAGGTTTAAACAGCACACGATAATAATCCTTAGCAGGATCAAAATCATCATAGTAAGGGTTGACGTTGAGATTTGTCTGCTGTGGCATTTTATTAGAACTCTAATACGATTTTAACGTCTTCCTTCTGTCTCTCATTTCTAGTTACAGAAGGTCTATTGTCAAGGTAGATGATTTCCCCTTTCCTCTTATTTATTTCGGGACTTGCAAGTCCATCTGTGAAGTTAACTCCAAGATTGACGACTCTACCATTAGCAAGAGTAGTGGTTACACCACTGAAGTTTTGATCAACATTTACACTGAACGATCCACTTACTTTTTCGATGGGATTAGCACTAGATGTAAATTGGATGATTGGTGATCTAGATCTTACGTTAATAGCATCGGTTTCATCACCAGTAGAAGCATTGTAATAAAGACTTCTATCTTGATAATATTTGATAATCTTGGTTTCAGTATCATAAGAAGCAACAATACCCTTTGCTGTAGATCCAACACCAACAGTTTGTTCAATTTGGTCACCAACAGAAAGGTCTTGTGCAGCACTTTGTGTTGCGTATTTAATTGAATAAAGTGAAGAGAACTGATTGTCAGTAAAAATAGTATCAGAATTCAAGATCGTTGGATTTTTTACAATACCGACTTGTGCAAAAACTGTATCATCCGCAAAATCATAAGAAGAATTATCAAATCTTGCGTACATTAATACTTTGTCAGCACCAAGTTCTTTGTAAATATCATACCCATGTCCTTTGGAGGGTGGGATGATAGGGGTCAGTCTTGCAAAAGCAGACGTTGCTGTTTGAATACCAGAGTTTTCACTAGAAAGATCAACTCTTCCAAAAGAATATCCAGACCCACCAGAAGTAACTTGTGTCTCAATAATCTGACCAAGAGAATTTGTTGTAATTCTTACCTTTCCACCTTGACCATCACCAAGAATTGGAAATTCTTTTGCGGTAAACTGTGGGTAACCAATACCAGGTTCATCAATAGCAACGATTTTGATTTGGTTATTGTTTACTTCAGAGTTAGCATTATCTCTAACAGCTTGAATACCAGTACTTGTAGTTGTCAACCAATCATTTGGAACAGTAATATATTCTGTAGAATCAAATTTTACAATGTCACTTGGATTGATTGTATAAAGA